CCATCTTGGGCAACGACGGTTACTCTGGCAAGGGTGAGGGCGGCTTGATCCTCGACGGCGGCAACGCTGATTCATGGACTGTATCTGCACGAGACATGGACATTGTCCGCGCATACTTGAAGGGATACACAGAATGAACTACGGACAACTACGCGAGACTTGCGTTAACAAGTTCAGGGAGTACGACTCCAACATGTGCTTACGCGCATTGCAGGACTGCCACACTACACTGCAGTTGAACAATCACCTGCCCACGGACGATCCCTACTACATCAAGTTGTGGGCGGAGATCGATGCCATCCGTGAGCGCCAATTCAAACTCTCAAAAGGACACTAATGGCAACAGCAAAGAAGGTGGCGGCGAAAGCCGCGCCAAAGAAGACGGTGAAGTTAACTACACCCAAAAAGACGGTGAAGCAGGAACAAGAGTTCAGCATGCCAATGGAGGTGAAGGACTGGATCGACCAAGCCATGAGCCGCCTGAAGAATCTACAGAGCAAGGTGGAGCGCTTAGAAGCCGAGAACAAAGAACTCAAGAGTTACAAGCGCTGGGCAGAGCACCGCATCTTGAACAGTTCACCAGAGTGAGGACATCATGAGCGCACAAGGCAAAGAGTCTGGCACCAAGATGCCAAGGCACGACAGCAAGATCTCGTTCTACAACAAGAACGGCGACGAAATAGGCGTGATGGACTTCGCCGACAACTACCTATCCTTTGAGGGAAACGCCGAAGAGAGTGCAATCGAATTCATGGAGCACCTCAGCACCGTATTCCAATACAGACTCATGTTGGAATACAACAAAGGATACAAAGCAGGTAAAGACTTCACAAGCAAACAAACTTCAGGTTAAACTCACGTCCATATGAATGCGCTGAAACAATTGCGTGAAAGGACATATATGGCAGAGAAGTACAAGTTCAAAGACCGTGCATGGGATGTCACCCACAAAGATGGTAGGCACCTCGACACCGTAACCGTGCATGGCGACGACGTGCGCGAAGCCTACGAAGGCTACAAACAGATCAGCCCAAGCACCCATGAAGACGAGATCCTAAACAATGCTTTGTGGAAAGTATTGGACAGACACAAAGTCAAACCAGATGACATTGAAGTCAATGAAAAGGTGGATAAACCCATGAAGGTTATTCGTAAAGCATCAGGTGGACGAGTTGGTTGGTAACCACTAACATATACAATAAACAATTCGATTTTATTGGAGATGATCATGGCAACAGCTAACAAGGGTGCAGGAAGGCCAGCAGGAAGCCCCAACAAGGCCACAACGGAGGCAAGGCAGGCCATAGCCTCATTTGTTGATGGAAACGCTCACAGGCTCACTGGATGGCTCGACAAGGTCGCTGAGGGTGTGCAGGATGCCGACGGTGCATACGTTGTGGCACCTAACCCAGCCAAAGCGTTTGACATGTTCCAGTCGGTGGTGGAGTACCACATACCCAAGCTGGCGCGTCAAGAGCATGTAGGTGACGACAACAAGCCATTGGTGATTGAGCACAACGTGGACGTGTTCGGTGAGTTGCTCAAGTCAATTAAGTTGCAACGCCAATCAGAATGAGCGCACTAGATGCGGTGCTGGACGATCCCAGCATCAAAAAGGAATTTGAAACCCTGCATCCCATTGAGCAGGCGGTTATCAATTGGCAGTTGAAGTGGCTGGGCCAACAGGCGCATAAGCACCAGATAGAGCCGTCGGGTGACTGGTGGAACATATGGCTGATGCTCGCGGGTCGTGGGGCCGGTAAAACTAGGGCGTCCGCTGAAACTTTGGCATCATGGGCATGGGAGCAACCCAACACACGATGGCTTGTCTCAGCCCCTACCAGCGGCGACTTGAAGGGTACATGCTTCGAGGGTGACTCAGGGCTTATATCCGTGATCCCGCCTGCATTGATAGCCAAGTACAACTCCAGCCTGCACGAGATCCACCTGATCAATGGGAGCTTCATCAAGGGCATACCAGCGTCGGAGCCAGAGCGCTTCCGGGGCCCACAGTTCCACGGTGGCTGGCTGGACGAGCTAGCGGCATGGGAGTACTTGCGCGAGTCGTGGGACATGATCCAGTTCGGCATACGACTGGGCCAACGCACCAAGCTCATATGCTCCACAACTCCAAAGCCCAAAGAGGTAGTGATGGAGTTGATTGACCGTGAGGGTGACGACGTGGTGATCACACGCGCCAGCACGTACAGCAACATGAAGAATCTGGCGCCATCATTCCAAAAGCAGATCCTGCAGTACGAGGGTACGAACCTAGGCCGGCAAGAGATCCACGCCGAGATCATCGACCCTGAAGAGGGCGGCATCGTCAAGAGGGAATGGTTCAAGCTGTGGCCCAACAACAAGCCGTTCCCCAAGTTCGAGTTCATTATCCAGAGCTACGACTGTGGATACAAAGACGGTGAAGCTAACGACCCTACTGGGTGCATCACACTGGGCGCATACAAGCCAATGGACGGCGGCATGTGCGTGATGGTGATCGACTGCTGGCAGGAGAAGCTGACCTACCCAGATCTGCGCCCCAAGATCATTGACGAGTTCGAGTCGGTGTACGGTGAAGGCAAAGAGAAGAAGCGCGTTGACTTACTGCTGGTGGAGGACAAAGCCGCCGGCATCAGTCTTATACAAGACTTGCAACGAGCGCACCTGCCTGTGATTGGGTACAACCCCGGCAGAGCGGACAAGACCCAGCGCCTAAGCATTGTGTCCAACATCATCCGCGCAGGGCGTGTGTGGGTGCCTGAGAGCAGTAAGCGCAAGGGATTCGTGAGGGACTGGGCTGAAGGCATGGTCAGCCAGATCTGCTCATTCCCTGAGACGGCGCATGACGAGTTCGTTGACTGCATCTCACAGGGCTTACGGTACATGCGTGATGCCGGCTGGATCAGCATTGATGCACCACCTCGCGAGGATCTGGACGAGGACGACATATACGACGCCGACGAGTACAACAAACGTGCGCGTGGAAGAGAAAACCCATATGCAGTTTAAAACTGTAGTTAACTACACTTTGAAAAGTGTGGACGTGCCATGTTGGTGAAGGCATAATGGGCGGCATTCATGAAGGACATTCCATGATCCCAAGCAAGCCCCCTATGGGCATCAATGTAGCGAGCGATACCAAGGCAGGGCTGAGGTACGCTGACATGATTGTCGATGGGCAGAAGACCCTTGAGTCACGCAATAGCGACACACTGCGCCCCTATGTTGGTAAGCGCGTGGCGATTGTCCGCACTGGTGAAGGCAAGGCTAAGGCTATTGGTGAGGTTACGGTGGGTGAGCCGAAGGTGGTGAACCAGAAACAGTTCCGTGCGATGGAGGGCGACCACTTAGTCCCCAAGGGATCGCGGTTCGACATCAATACGCCGACCAAACACTTGTACCCCATGCATGATCCTGTGCGGTACGAGGAGGAGCGCGACGTCGGTCACGGTATCGTGTCGCGTCAGGTAATACACAAAGCAAGAGGTGGAACAGTGCAACCTACAACAGAACAAATGCGCCAAGAATTGGCAAGTAAGACTGCAAAGCAACCCAAGCATGTAAAGCGCCTGTATCACGGCACGGACAAAGAATTCAAACGGTTCAATGTTGGTTCATACTTGACCGACGACCCAGACTATGCGTCTAAGCATGGCAAAATCGTGATGCCCGTTCACATGTCAGCGACCAAGATTGCGCATGTCCTTGACGAGGACTTTAGGTTAATGGCTGGCGAACCAAGCGAGCTAAAGCCGTACATCGATGCAGGCTACGACGCCTTGAAGAGTGACGCCCACAATGACTACATTATCTTAGACCCAAGCAAAGTCAAGTCAGCGATAACGAACATGGCAAAGGGTGGATCAGTAGCCAAAGAACCCGAGAGCACCGTCAAGGCGTATAAGCTGTTCCGTGTGCATAAGGATCACCCCGGCAAACTTTTCCCACTCTTCGTAGACGCCAACACCCCAGTTGAGATGAACAAGTGGGTGGACGCCAAAGAAGGCGACATGAAAAACGGTAAGGTCAAGTCAAAGATCGGCGACCTTGCCTACCGACCCGGCTGGCATGCTGGTGATCTGCCTATGGCTACCCACATTGGAGAGAAGTCCGACCCATCAAAGACAGCGCCTGATCGTCGCCCATCTAACCATGCATGGGCTGAGGTCGAGATGCCTAATGATGTGGACTGGCAGTCTGAGGCTACCAAGCGTGGCACCAATGCACAAGGCAAGGTCATTCCAGTGAAGGCGCACATCACGGATCAGATCCCCAAAGGCGGACACTATCGATATAAGACCAACCCCAACATGACGGGTAATTGGTTGATCGGTGGATCTATGAAAGTCAACAAGGTGTTGTCCGACGCT